TTTAAATACATTACGCACTGTTAATTGATTCATTTATTAAAACAAGGCTAAATTCAGCGTTTATACTGTTCGCTAACGTGTCTAACTCTTCTATAACACTTGTATCTGTAGAAACGGTATATAATGCGAGTTCTCGTAAGTTTTCGAGTGCACGGTTTAATAACTTTTCTGAAACTTCTATATGTGATTTATATTCTATAGCCATGTTTATGTTCGCTAAAAACTCCTTGTATAAAACTTCATTTAATCCTGAATATGGTAAAGTTTCGCGTATGAGTTTAGTTATATGTTTTGTACCTGTATCCTTTTTTATTAAAGTTGATGCCAAATATACAACGAGTGCAATTAATATTACAGCTAACATTCTATAAAGTACTGACAATTTTATCTGTAAGATTATGTGCGCGACATTTACATTTACACACCTGATGTATTTGACTTTTAAGTATACTGAATGAAATCGTTTCTTTACACGTATCACACCATTCCTTCGTCGTAACTGTATATTTCTTAACACCTTCGCGTTTGAGTGATTCTATTATAAACGTTTCTTTCTTGACGATATACTTTTTTATAAATTTTTCAAGTAAGTTTTGTTCTGGTTCTACAACAACTTTCTTTTTCGGTGTATACGTTTCAACTTTACCATCTTCATAAAGAATGTCCGTTATTTTTTTAGAGAGTTGATGTCGTCTCCCCGAAAAATCCTTACAAAACCCGTATTGTCTTAGTACGTTCGTAGTAGAAAAACACTTTTGGGCTATAGTATCACCTACTATATGAAACCATACGTGATTGGAATTATGATTACATTTTTTATTTTCACAATATTTAGAATTTGTCGAGACGAGAAACTGTTTGTTATATTTAAACATTTTAGTGATTGATGCGGTAGTTTGTCCTTCTACATTTTTACGAACAAATGCTTCGACGAGTAAAAGAGCCTCTTGGTCCTTGAACTCATTTTTAGTTTGTAATGTTGTAAATGTAACTTCTTCGCGAGTTCCTTCTATGATAACTGGTTCCATGCTTTGTGTACGTAACGTTGCCATGTGTAATATATCAACGGACGGTTTTTGTTCAGTCTTTTCCAATGTGGATGAAGGACCATGTTTGTATATAAATATGGGTAAATATTCACTTTGTGTTTCTTTACCGGTGTTATTACATAACTCACACCCTTGACCGGCACACGCTTCATGTTTTCCCTTTTTATGTGACCAAGGCATACGGAACCCACTTCCCTTCGTATTACGTGAATTATTACCGTATACTGAAATATCAACAATATCTTTCCAATCACGTGATCCGTACGCTAAGTTTAACGTATTTATAACATGATCTCTGAGACCCAATGCAGATGATCTATTTACAACAAAACCTGGCCAGTTTATATGTATACCCGTTTTTATGAGTGTGTCTATGGGTTTAGGTTCGGCGACAGATATCAAAGCGTCCTTACCACCAAACTTTGAGACTTTGTCACATATGACTTTACACACACTCTTAATCTGTTCAAATGACATTTCTTCATCATCTTTATAATCAAGATCCATGAAAAAATTGTAATTTTCCGTTTTCTGTTCAACGACAAATATCTTTTCACCAGAGTTATACACTTCTACACATTTTTCGTAAAAGTCATTCAATTTATCAAATGGCACGGAGAGGACACCGCCGTCCATGAGCACATGTGATAAATCGGAGTTATTAGAAAAACCTTGGTCTTTACACCAACGTTTAAACATACTTACCTATTAATCTATTTATTTTTTTATATTGTTTATTCGTCATCATACTCGTGACGCCAAATGGAGCGTCTATATGAGACTTCCGGATAATTTTCTTCTTCTGATAAACTTTTCTTTAAAACGAGGAGTTCATAGACTTTATCCTCTTTATGTAATTCAACGTACCTTTCCGCTCTTTCTAATGTATATGCATGCCTTTCAATGAGAAGATCCTGTATCTGAGATAAAATGTAGTTCTTAGACTTCATTATTTAATAGAGAAGGTTTTTCTATCGAGAGAAGTTACACACGCGTAAAATTCTGGGTTGTTAAGTACGTTCTTAACAATGCGATCCCATTGTTTTTTCGTACTAAACTCCGAAAGTGTTTCAAAATTCATGAAATCATTTTCATCGTGTGTTCTCTTGATGGGCTGTTTCTGAATCTTACGAAGATTCATTTTCTGTTTTTCATCGTTAAACTTACGTATAAGTTCAACCTGTTCCTGCATGGTATAGTTTACGAAAAACACGTAAACGTTATATTCAAGTTCCACTCCTGGACTTTCTGTTACTACAAACTTAAATTCTGTATATTCACCTTTTTTCAAAGAAATAACTCCTCTGGTTTCTTCTTCAAGTTCTCTCAAAGCACATCTAATGGGATTTGGAATCTCTCTTCGTCTACACCCTCCGGTGACGAAAATCCAATCTTTGAATCTTCGATCCCGGACAGTGAGAAATCGTGGTTTATCACCTATAAAAGTGACGGGGACTGCAATTGCTTTATATTTTTTCATTGCTTATTTGCAAGTTATAATTGAATAAGATGATTATTCTGAAGATTCTTCTTCATCATCATCAACTTGGGTTTCTAAAACTTCCTCTTTTTCTGTTTCTACAACTGGTACAGATTTCACTTTTGGTGGTGGTCTGGATAAATGTGTCATGAGGTTTCCGTAAAACCCTTTAACATTATCCATTTCTGATTTCGTTTTGTTAAGTTCTCTGTACATGTACATTGTGGCAACAATACACATGAGCACGGCAACTATAGTCGCGGTATCGCGATCGAATGTAAACATTTTATATATAAAATTACGAGCTAATTTTTTAAGTTCCTATAATCGCACCCATGTGCGTTGTTTTTTCTGTTGGACACGGGTACCCCATTTTTCCAAATTGTATTTCCTGGTAATGTCCTTCTTTACACTCTGCATTCTGAGGAGGTTTTTCTGGTTTTTTACCAACTAAATGATCTAAAGTACCTGATTTTGGGTCATACGTTATAACAAAGACAAATGCTACGAGAAAAATTAATTGCCAAAACATTTATAATAAGCGGCTAAATTAAATTACTTAATTGGAATACATCAAACCACCCATACCATTTTCGATACGGAGGATGTTGTAGTTGACGGCGTAGATGGTTTTAGCGAACGATGTATTATCGGAAACAAGTCTCGCGGAATCGAGTCTACTAAAGTTGAGCGAACCCGTTGGTTGAACCTTAGCCGTGTCGAGACAGAATGGAATCAATGTCACGTTATCAGCGCTACAGTCACCAGCAGTTGTATGGTAAGATATTGGGGCGGAAGTAAAGTGTGGGATAACGGTCTTCGCATCAGTAACATCCGTACCGTTAATTTGAAGTTTCAATTTATCGGCGGCGGTCATAGCATTTGCAGCAACCAAATATTTCATTGGGTGGTTGAAGTTGAGTTCCTGGGTCTTGGAAGCAGAGGCAACAGCTTTTTGTGTTTGTGTAATAAGCATGTTTTGTGGTGTGGAAGACAAAGCGGTACGCTCATCGGTGTCGAGGTGAATGAATTGAACATAGACTTCTGCGTCAGCTGTGGCTGTAGCACCCCATGTGATTCTCAATTCAACATCGTGGTATTGGAGGGCAATCAATGGGATCGCCGACTGGGCATTTTCACAAAACGAAAATCTGAGTGGGTAGAACACTTCATCAACGTAAGTAGATTTAGAGTACGTTTGGTTCATAACAGTTGGTGCGAGATTCGAAGAAAACTCATAATCTTGTTCATCAATGACTTGTCCACCAATGAGAAGTTCAACCTTGGAAATTCTGGGGTTCCAGTCAGTAATGTTACCACCTCTATTGGCGATGTAGACATACCCGACCATATCCCCTTTTCTTTCAAACCTGACGGTCGACATACCGTTCGAGGATGGGTTGCCCTGGATAACCTGTTTTTCGACAGTTTGGGCGAAATTTGTGTGACGTTTATAGTTGGACCTGAAAAAGGAAACTTCAGGTTGGCCGACGAGATGCGCATCTTGGGCACCTACGGCAACGAGTTGGGCAATACCTCCAGACATATTTTATATTATACTAAGGTTTTATTTTTTAAATATCTTCTGTGAAATCTGTATACTGCTTTTTAAGTTCATTGTATAAATGGGATATCATACTCGTGTTTGATGTTTCTAAATCAGAAACATTTATAGTTATGAGCTGAGAGTTTATCGAAGTTTTTCCCTGTGTTTTTGCATCTTTACTGATATGGTGTTCGAAATAAGATGTTAATTTATACACGTTTGAACTGTCCGATAAAGAATCGAAATCCACGTGAATATTGACTTTTCCATTACGATCTTTTCGTAACCCGATGTAATGTTCGGATAATTCCATTCCATAATTCGCAAGTATGGAGCTCCCCTCTTCCCCCATAGCCTCAGATTCTGGAATTATTATACCCATTATTATATATACTTTATAAATTATAATTATTTTAACTTTTAGACGATTTGACTTAATTTATTTTCAAGTGCTTTTATTTTAGAGTTAAGTTCTTTTATAGCTTCTACAAATATACCTGCAATGTTCCCATACGCTATACCATACCCCAATTCTTCTGAACCACATACAGCTTCCGGTAACACTTCGAGTAATTCCTGAGCAATTAAACCCGTGTATGCTATACCATCTTTTTCATACGTGTACCCATTTATTTTTTCTATTTTAGAAACTGGGTCTTCTATAGTTTTAAGATTTTTCTTATTTCTCGCATCGGAATATGCAGTAACATTTCCAGATGCATATATATCACCCACAACATGTAATTTATGAGCTGGACTCGTTATTCCTATACCCACGTTCCCTGTGGCATATTTTATTACCATTTTAGAGTCAGATAGTTCTGCATTGGGTGTATTACTACTCGTATTTTCCAAACAAAAGTGTAAATCACAACGACTAGAACTACCAGCACCCTCGGCTATTATAGCTGCTTTAAAAGCAGAACTTGTGTTTGTATTATACGGTGTACCTAAAAGTAGTCTCGCG